TTTACCTGGAGAGAGGTAGCAAGGATGAAGAACTCTGTCAACACTAATCTGTTGATTATGGATGAGGTGTTTGATAGTTCATTGGATGGATTTGGCACTGAAGAGTTTATGAAGATCATCCGCTTTGTGATTAAAGATGCTAATATCTTTATCATCTCTCATAAGGAGTCTTTATACGATAAGTTCCTCCATGTTACCAAGTTTGAAAAAGTTAAAGGATTCTCTCGGATTATGTAAACTTTAGAAAATCTTAATGAAGTTAGCATACGCTGACTAAATAATAACAGAATTGGAGATAACAATGAACTAAACCTTCTTTGTTATATTTTTTGTAACTGGAGAGCATCATGCACAACATCATCTCGCACAATCAGTTAGCCGGTTGGAAACAGAGCGTAGAACATTTGGAAACCACAATCGAAGAAGTCAACGGTCAAAGTGACGCTCTAAACGACTACTACAACTGCCTAATCGAATGTGACGAGCGGCAACACATCTGTAAACGTATTTGCAAGGAAGTTCTAAATTAATCCAAGTAAACCAGACACTAGGAGAACTGTCACTAAGTGCCCCTCGCTTCGGCGGGGGGTTTAGTATTATAGGGACATACGAAAGGAACCAATGGCAGTCCGTCACGAAATCAAATCCCAACTGGCTAAACTCCTTGCAACTGAAGACCTGATCGTTGAGCACCGTAAGGTAGAGACAGCATCCTTCAACGTTCAGACCCGTGTGTTGGTTCTCCCTCAGTGGGAGCGTGCTAGCAGCACTGTGTATGATCTCCTGGTCGGGCACGAGGTAGGTCATGCCCTCTATACTCCAGACGAGAACTGGATCAAGTATAAGAAGATTCCACCTCAGTTTGTAAACGTTGTGGAGGATGCGCGTATTGAAAAGTTGATGAAGCGTAAGTATGCTGGACTATCTAAGACTTTTTATCGTGGATACAAAGAACTCAACGATGAAGACTTCTTCGCTATATCTGATAGCGACATTACTACTTTTAATCTTGCTGACCGTGCAAATCTTTTCTTTAAGGTCGGTAATTTTCTAGACCTGTCTTTCACTGCACAGGAGAATGAGATCATCAAAATGATTGATGATTGTGAGACCTTTGAGGATACTCTTGAAGCAGCTGAGGCACTCTACAAGTATTGTAAGCAACAACTTGAGAAACCTAAGACTCAACCTGAAGTTCCTCAAAATGATGGGAATGTGGATGGAGATGTAGAAGAAACTGAGCAAGGTGAATCTGAGCAGAAAGAGTCTGAAACTCAGATATCAGATGGCGATGATGGTGGTGTGTCAGATGCTGATCTTGAGGTTCAAACTGCTGATGCTTTGGAAGAAAGTATTCAGGATCTTGTTCGCGAATATAGTAGTGAAAATGTCTATGTAGAGATTCCTAAAGTTGATATCAGCAAGGTTATCGTAGACAACAAAGAGATTCATGAATATGCATCTGACTTCTTCGACAAGTATGATGAAGTGAGTTATGTCTTTGATTCTCCCGACAAAGAGTTTGTTGAGTTCAAACGCTCAGCGCAGAAAGAGGTCAACTATCTTGTTAAAGAGTTTGAGTGTAAGAAAGCAGCAGATTCATATGCTCGTGCATCAACTGCACGCACAGGTGTTCTTGATACATCTAATCTTCACACTTACAAGTTCAATGAGGATCTCTTTAAGAAAGTAAGTGTTCTTCCTGATGGTAAGAATCATGGATTGATCTTTGTTCTTGATTGGTCTGGTTCGATGCAAAATGTAATGTTGGATACTTGTAAGCAACTCTACAATCTGCTGTGGTTTTGCAAAAAAGTAAACATTCCCTTTGAGGTCTATGGATTTACCAACGAATGGAAAGGTCGTCGCGATTTTGATGAATATGGGAGAGTCATTAAATGTGATCAAACTCCATGTTATGAGGAGGGTGAGCACATGCTGCATGTTGACAGTGATTTCAGTCTGATGAACTTCTTTACCAGCAAAGTATCTGGTAAGGAGTTGGAACAACAGATGAAGAATATCTGGAGGATTGCATATGCCTTCTCTAATCGGTATAGTGGACAATACTCTTGGCCAATGCGTCTGTCGCTCTCTGGCACCCCTCTGAATGAGTCTCTGGTATGTCTACATCAGATCCTGCCTAAGTTCCAGCGTGAGAACAAACTTCAGAAGGTGCAATGTGTTGTGTTGACCGATGGTGAGGCATGTCCTCTCCAATACAATAAATGGATGGAAAGCAAATATTATGACGCTCCCTTTTATGCTAAACGACGCATTGATCCTGATCGCACTATTCTCCGTGATCGTAAGTTGGGCACCACATATAAAATCGAGTATCGATATAATGATTTTGTCGATACGATGATTACGAACCTGAAGGATAACTTTCCTACAGTCAACTTCATTGGCATTCGTGTCTTGAGTCCTCGTGATGCTCGCTCTTTCATGCGTCTCTACAAAGACACTGATAAGTGTCAAGTAGATTGGTTGAAGACTAAGAGTTTCTGTATCAAGAGTTCTGGGTATGATGCATACTTTGGTATTTCTGCCAATGCTCTCGCTCAAGACTCTGAGTTTGATGTTAAAGATGATGCGACTAAAGCACAGATCAAGTCTGCATTTGTCAAGTCTCTGCGAGTCAAAAAACTAAATAAAAAAGTTCTTGGTGAGTTTATTTCTCTGGTGGTATGAAACTGAAGCACATTGTCCTTGAGGACACTAAGGAAGTCCTGGTGGTGGTCAATAGTGCGATCACTGCCATGGGAGTTGGTGTGGTGGTTGAAAAATACTATCCCGGATATAAAGCAAAGATAATCTCTGAAAACTACTATCAGCAGAGGACACTTGATTAACTGTCTACTAGGGGGCGAAACGCCCCCTTTCTGCTCTATAATAACTTCAGTTAAACAAAACAAATGGGTCTGTCCAAAGAAAGCATCATTGAGTGTCTCCGCGAATCTTACGGTGAGTCCGTGAGTTCTGCTGAGGTCAAAGCATTCTGTCAGATGAATGACTTTAACTATCAGACCATCACCAACAAACTGACTGATTATAAAGTTGGTCGTGGTAAGTGGAACCTGACTGTCAAAGAAAAACTGGAGCAATCCTTCCAAGCACCTGCTGCTCTTCCTGCAATCGAACAAAACCTCACTCCTCAGAAAGATGATTCCTTCGTCCAGTTTGGCAATTTTGGTGATGTTAAAAAGATTATTAAGTCCCGCCTATTTTACCCTACGTTTATCACGGGTCTCTCGGGCAATGGCAAAACGTTTTCTGTCGAACAAGCGTGTGCCCAACTCGGACGTGAACTCATCCGAGTCAACATCACGGTAGAGACTGATGAAGATGATCTTATTGGTGGTTTCCGTCTTGTTAACGGAGAGACCGTTTGGCACAATGGACCCGTCATTGAAGCCTTGCAACGGGGTGCTGTGCTGCTCCTTGACGAGATCGATCTCGCCTCAAACAAAATCCTCTGTCTTCAATCTATTCTCGAAGGGAAAGGAGTTTTCCTCAAGAAGATTGGCAAGTGGGTTGCACCCACAGAGGGTTTCAACGTATTCGCAACTGCCAATACCAAAGGCAAAGGATCTGACGATGGACGATTCATTGGAACTAACGTGCTCAACGAAGCATTCCTTGAGCGGTTCCCTGTAACCTTTGAGCAAGAGTATCCTTCTGTTGCTGTTGAGCAGAAGATCTTGAACAAGATCTGTAGTGATACTGATTTCTGCAAGCGTCTTGCTGACTGGGCAGACATCATCCGTAAGACCTTCTATGATGGTGGTATTGAGGATATCATCAGCACTCGTCGCCTTGTTCATATTGTGAAGGCATATAGCATCTTTGCAGATAAGGCAAAGGCGATTCAGGTTTGCATCAATCGTTTCGATGATGAAACTAAGCAGGCTTTCCTGGAACTGTATGATAAAGTTGATGCTGACTTTGAGATGCCCATTGACGAGGAGGTTGCATCCTGATATAATATGGGAAACTCTTGGTCCTTTCTATTTGATGAAATGAACATGTCTAATCAAGACTATTGGTATGAAGATGGTTTCAGTCTGACAGGTAATCCTTTTCCCAGTCCCGATACCATCAATTTTGGTGCTGCACAAGAAGTTCCAATGACTTTTCTTGGTGGAGAAGATAGTATTACTTTTGATGTGAATATTCCTGAAACTAAAAACAACAAGTACAAATATAGTGAAGATGTTATTCTCGAAGAACTCTCCGACTATATTAGTGGAACATACAAACAGCACTATTCTGCTGGTGATGATGCCATCCAAACTCTTGACCTTATTGAGGCATGTGGTGATGGTGAAGCATTCTGCCGCAGCAATATTCTGAAGTATGCTTCTCGCTATGATAAGAAGGGCACTGCCCGTCGTGACATTTTGAAGATCCTGCATTATGCTGTACTTCTGATGCATTTCAACGACAAAAATGCTCAACGTGAAATCTATCCTCAGTGATGAAAATCCGAACTCGTATGAAACTTTCTGATAATACCCTTTCCCTGCTCAAGAACTTCTCTTCAATCAATCAGTCTATTCTGTTCAAGAAGGGAAACACTCTTCGCACCATCAGTGTGATGAAGAACATTCTGGCAGAGGCAACGGTTACAGAAGACTTTGCTAAAGACTTTGGCGTCTATGATCTCAACCAGTTTCTGAATGGTCTGGGTCTTCACTCCAGTCCCGAACTTGACTTCGGTAATGATGGTTATGTTGTCATCCGTGAAGGTAAGTCTCGATCAAAGTATTTCTTTGCCGACCCTAGTGTCATCGTGACTCCTCCAGAAAAGAGTATCGAACTTCCTAGTGAAGATGTTCGCTTTGAACTGAGCACTGAACAATTGGACAAACTGCTGAAAGCAGCAGGTGTCTATCAACTGCCCGACCTTTCTGCCGTGGGTGAGAATGGTGTGGTCAAACTGGTTGTTCGTGATAAGAAGAACGACACTTCCAATGACTATGCTGTGGTTGTTGGTGAGACTGACAAAGATTTCACATTCAACTTCAAAGTGGAGAACATCAAGGTCCTCCCTGGAACTTATGAAGTGGTTGTGTCACAAAAACTTTTGTCTCGTTTCACTGCTAAGAACCACGATCTGACCTATTATATTGCTCTGGAACCAGATTCAACTTTCGGATGAATATCTTCGTAACCGATCCCAGTCCTCATGTATCTGCTCAGGTATTGCCTGACAAGCATGTGGTTAAGATGCCACTGGAGACGTGCCAGATGCTTTCCATCGTGTACTCTCCTTGGTATTATGACTGGGGTCCTATTCACAAGACTGATGGTGAACCATACGCCACAAAGAAAGGTGCCTTTCGCAATCATCCATGCACTAAGTGGGCAGCAGAATCCATATTCAACACAGCGTGGTTGATTCAACATGGATGTGCTCTTGCTCATGAATACTGGCACCGTTATGGTAAAGTTCACTCCTGTGCTCAAACTTTGTTTGAAGCAAAGAAACTGTTTCACAAAACTACCGAGAAAGCAGTAACATGTTATTCGATGGCAGAAAACTTCACCCGTGCGATGCCCGATGAGTACAAACTTGACGCAAGCATTGACACTTTTACTGCTTACAAAATGTATATCGCATCCAAACCTTGGGTTGCATCTAATTATCTTCGTGACGAATCCAGAAAACCGAATTGGGTATAAATGAAACACATTCTTTTTACATTGAAGGGTTGTCCGTTTGAACTCCTTGACGACAAAGAGTTTATTCGGATGCTTTTGTATAGAGCAACAAAAGAATGTAAGTCTACCCTACTAAACCTGGCAGTACATAAGTTTGATCCGCAAGGTGTAACTAGTATTGCTATGCTTGCTGAGAGTCACATCAGCATTCACACTTGGCCTGAGAAAGGTATGGCAGTTTGCGATATCTTTACTTGTGGTGATACCGCTACACCCGAAGATGGTGTAGAATATATGAAACAGCAGTTGAAAGCAACTGATATTGTTTCCCATGATTTTGTTCGTCCTTTGGAATGATTATGCGAGATGAATTTCTCTGGGTTGAAAAGTATCGACCCAAAACTATTGAAGAATGTATTTTACCAACTTCTATTAAGGAGACCTTTCAAAACTTCCTAGATAAAGGAGAGGTTCCCAACCTGCTCCTGGCAGGTCCCGCAGGTTGTGGTAAAACTACTGTAGCAAAAGCACTATGTAACGAACTGGGGGTAGATTATTATGTCATCAATGGATCCGATGAGGGACGCTTCCTTGATACGGTCAGAAATACTGCAAAAAATTTCGCTTCGACCGTATCACTTCAAGCGACTGGCAGACCCAAAGTCATCATTATCGACGAAGCTGATAACACAACGAACGGCGTAGAGCTCTTACTTGGGGCGTTTTGCGAGGAGTTTCATGGCAACTGCAGGTTCATCTTCACCTGTAACTACAAAAACAAAATCATCGACCCCCTCCA